GTTCGCACCTGTACTTATACTCTTCATAAGATAAGTTTTCCCAGTCATCTACCTTTGGTTTGGCTATACCACAGTCTTCAAAGAAAGAATCTAGACCGTGTACCTCTCTTTTTGTGTTTAAATACCAACTAATGGCCAGGGTATCTATGACCATAAGGTTTTTTAGATTTAATCCAAGTAGTTTTTCACACAGAGGGATATCGTACAAAATACCTCTATGAGCTACTACAGGTATCTTATTTTGGATATGCCAATCAAAGAACTTGTTTAACCTTTCAACATTATTTCCCTTAATACTGTCATCTTTACCATTAGCCATTTCAAAAGATAAGACATGTAGCTTTGTAGCTTCCTCCAAAAGACCATCAGCCTCACAGTCAAAGACCGTAGCCTTTCTCCAATTAATTATATCTTTCAAACTACCTCCTAAATTTCTGGAATATTTACTGCCTCTGGAACACTAACCATTTCAGGTGAAAATTTAATAGTATTGCCTACTTGGTGTGTTTTCGGAGGAGCCTTATTTACTACCTCAATCACGTCATCATCTGTAGGGTACATTCTACCGTCATCTCCCATATTCATTACATCACAAATACCTAGATAACTCCATTCTCTGTTCTTTTCTACCCTAGTTCTAACTTTACCTCTACTACCATCAGGCATTACTTGGTTCTCTAACATTATAATAATACTAGACATTTGTTCAATCCCAGAACTTCCGCGAAGCATCTCCTTCCTCACCTCTCTCCAGTAAGGTTGAGGTACTTCACCGTCCTTAAGGTTCTTACTTTGTTTATGGTCTTCTACCCTTTTTAAGTGACATACGGCATGTATGGTTACAGGGTTTACTGTCATAAAAGCTGCCATAGCTTCGTATAACATGTCCAAGTCCTTTCTTTCGTTTGTGTCTAGACCTGCAACAACCATACTAACGTGATCTAGGAATATGTGGTCACAGCCGCAAATAAAGTGTAAGTATTTCATTTGATCAAGGAGTTTGTCCACCTTTAAAGAACCGAAATGGTTTAAAAAGTAAGTCCTACCGTTTGCAAGAACTTCTAACCTAGCACTCTCTACAGCTTCCCTAGTGGCAACTGCTAAAGGGTTTTCTCTAAACTTAGGTAAAGGTATTCCTAGTTCTAAAGACAACAAGGCTTGTTGAGTTTTCTTCATAGGCTCTTCTAAAAAGATAGCACCACAAGTATAACCACTTTTATTTAGTTCCCACATCACTTCTCTTGAAAGAGTAGACTTACCAACCCCAGAAAATGCAGCATAAGTGATTAGTTCGTTACCAGTACGAAAACCTTTAATTTTCTCCATAAGTTTGGGATATCTTTTGATATAGTGCCCTTCTTTTAAAGGCTCTAAAAGTTCGTCAAGATTACTATCGTCACCACTTACAATCTTCTCTGGGCTGTACTTTTCATGACCAAAAGATAGCAGTTTACCAAGTTCTATAGATTTACCATCATCAAACATCTCTCTCGGATCTTTATATTCCCCAAGATTAACTACTCTTAAGGAGTCCATAAGTAGGAATGCTGCAATATCTTCAGTGGCCTCAACACCCTTTTTCACACCCTTTAAAGACTCTGCTGGGGTTGCTGAATCACTGTCCAGTGCTAATACATATAATTCAAAACTTCTTACAAACTTCTCATTATGTGCTACACTTTCAGAAGCATTCCCAGCACCACAGTTTAATCCAACTACGTTTGGTTCTATTTTACCTTCCCATTTAGTCCCTTTAAGTGAATCCAGCATTGCCCTTCTTGCCGCTATAACGTCACCTTCACCCTCTACTTGAACTAACGTTTTTGACCCCCTTTTGCAAAGATTTTGACCAAACAGTTGGCTTTTCACTGTAACAGATCCAACCACTGTAAAATGAAACTTCTGTTCTTTTGGTATGGTCCAGTCTCTCTTCTTATATCCAGTTAGTTCCCCTTCCTGATTATAGTAAGGGAAGTATGTTGCCAATAGTTTTCCACTTCCATCTGTAGAGATTCTAGATCTTACTCCAAAATGTACTGCATCTTCTTTACATATACTTTGTTGAGGTACTTCCACACAAGGTAATTTATTAACACCTTCTACTGTCTCAACTTCTCCGTAGTCGTAACCTTCTTTAAATCCAGTTATAACTGCAGGTTTCATTTCTCTACCCTTTTTACCACTAACACTCATTAATATTCATCTCCTCTTTAACTTTTGCACTTGCCTCGCAAGCTAATCTATCTGCCAAATCATTCATTGGAAGATCCGAGTGACCTTTCACCTTAACCCAAGTAACATCGTGGTGCAAGCTTAATTTTTTGAGAAGTTGTATCAATTCTTTGTTTTTCACTTCTCCGCCACCTTGTGTTCTCCAATTACGCCTTTCCCAATTTGAGTACCATTTCTGTTGGGTATCTATAGTGTATTGGGAATCGCTCATTATTCTAACTTTACACCTTTTATTCAGAGCTTTTAACCCTTCAATAGGTGCTGTCAACTCTGCAATATTTACAGTAGCTAAGCCTAAAGGGATACTCATCTCCTTCTTGTGTTCACCAAATACCAGTACAACACCAGCCCCGCAATAAAACTTACCATTGGGAGCTTTTAAAGCGCTACCATCTGTCCAGATCTCTACTTCTGGTAAGCCTCCTCTCCTCATACCCTCTCAACCACCCCAACACAATTATCCAAACTATCCTCCACATCACACTCTTTCACAGCCACCAATCCCTTCTCAATCAAACTTCTTGCTGTAAGTGTTGTATATATTCTACAACTTGTACTACCCTTGTCATATCCAAAACTATAATCACCATTAGTCATTTTGAATACATACACTGTCTTCCCATTAGAGACATTATCTAAAAGTTGTTTTTGTTTTACAGTTAACTTATTCACCTTTCACAAACTCCTCTCCATTCCATTCATAACCTTTCAACCAAACATGACCTGCTGGACAGAAATGACTTCTCCACACATACCCACAATTTGTGCAAGTCCTTTTATCTGTTTGGTCACAGTAAATCTCTGTGTAAATAATAGTACCTTCATGCTCCCATTTATTGCATTTAGGGCAAGCGTGTGTCGCACCATTCTTTCTGATAAAATCTTCTCGGATATCAGATTCTTCTAATTCTTGCCATTTTTCAGTAATCCATCTTACTAACTGACCCACTATTTTACTCACCAATAATACCCTCCATAAGACGATCCCACTCTTCTTCCAGAATCTTCTCTACACTTTCCCTGTGAAACTTGAGCTGCGATAAATGAAAACTTAGTATCGGATTAACTTCCGCATTAAGAAATTCTGGAGCAACTTCCTCAAACCCTTCATCTAAATTGTAATACTTTTGAATCATTAATATTTCGTATTCATTTGGTAACTTACTCACCTTTCAACCTCCACGTTCTCACTATTTTCCTAGATTCAATTATTTCTTTTCTAGAATAACCTTGCATCAACAACTTCTCTTGCGATCTTCGCCAAGCTTTAAGATACTCTCGATTATCCGCATATTCATAATCATTGTAAAACTTATACAACTCTTCTTGAAGGTCAATTGTCCGTTGATCAACTTTCCATTCACAGAAATATTGTTCGTAATAATCATCAGGATTAAATTTAAAGTTTTTCTTTCCTTTTAAAAACTCTAAGTCCCAACTAATCTCATCTGGGAAAATTGGTTTACTCATAATAAATATTTCCTCCGTCTATCCACTTCCAAAATACCATTGTAGGGTAACTCCTCATTATTTGCAAGGCGTGTTTTATGTGTCACTTTATAGCCTTTCTCCTTGTAGAATTTTATCATCTCAAGAATATCCTCTTGTGAACAGGATTTTAGTCCTATCAAAGAAATTGGTTTTGTGATATTAGGGAATTTGTTCATAATATCAAACTTCCCAAACCAAGAATCAACATCCCTACAAATATCCCTGAATACAAAAGTGTTGATAAATGGTAAACCTTCTTCCAAAATTTATACTTACCTCTGTCACCAGCATACTCGCCGTGTCTGATCATAAGTTGTTTTGATGTCCAAGGGAATACAAGTATATAAGCTATAAGTCCGAAAAGGGAAGCTATTGTCAAACCAACGAATAAACCTTTGGAAATTGCCAGAATAACTTCCATCTATTACCTCTCGCAAACATATTTTATATCCCACAAGCTTGCAATAGCACATTGTTCATGATTATCCACTATCTCCGCTATTTCTTCAAGCTTCTTTTCCAATTCACTAATATATTCACTAGCTTCCATCATCTGATCATAAGGTTCACCATCACAATTCTCTTGACTAGCCAAATCCATCAGAACAGTTTGTATTGGGTAAAGTTGATTAAATTTTAAAGGATGTTTAATTTCCATTGTAGTACCTCTCGAAGTAATCTTTCATAACCTTTTTGAAAACAGGTAATATGTCATCTTCTGTAATATAATCATCCCAACCAGAAACAATATCCCTAACTTTCTTACCCGCTCTTCAACACTGATAGATATATGTTACAGAAGATGACATATAACCTGTTTTCAAAAAAGTTATGAAAG